GTGTCGCCAGATATGGGATTCGGTTCAGCAACTAAAGCGAGATGTCCAAAAGATTGAAGTAGCGTTACCAACAAATTATGTTCGCAAAGTAGATTTAGATGTTAAGTTTGATAAGCTAGAATCTACTTTGCAACGTATTTTGGATAAATTAGATTTAAAAGCAGATAAAGAATGAAAGCTAATCTTATGGGCGTTTTAAAGTCTAAAACCATGTGGTTTTCTTTTTTATTGGTGCTTTTTGGGGCTTTAATGGATAACTCTGTCTATCTTAGAGATTTAATTCCACCACAATATTTCAGTCTGATTATGGTTGCCATCGGCGTTATCTGCGCTTTGTTGCGTATGGCTACCACGCAGCCTTTAGATAAAAAATGATCTCCTATGTACGAATCGGAATTTTGGTTGGTATTTTTATGGCTGGTTTGCTTTTGGGCTGGGGTTATGAGTATCGGAATTTGGTGGCCTACAAAGCAGAAGTTGAAGCAATGGCTAAGATTCAACAAGCCAAAAACGAGTCAATTGCCAAGCAACAAACGCTAGTCAATAAGGGGATTGAAAATGAGTACCAAGCTAAGTTATCTGCTCTTAAGTCTTATTATGGTGGGCTGCGCCGCCCCGGTAGCAGTTCAATGTCCGGTATTCCCCAATCCACCCTCGGTATTGATGGAAAAGCCACCAACCTTGAACTTGCTTGCGCCTATACAACGCAGCAATTAGTATCGTTGCAAGATTGGTTACGACAGCAAATTGACATTAAATGAGTCCGAATTTAAAAGCTTTTCTTGATATGATTGCGGTGTCAGAAGGCACCGCTGGAAAGGGTGACGATGGTTATAACGTAATTGTAGGTGGCAGTTTATTTGAAAGCTACGACGACCATCCTAGAAAATTGGTATGGGTTCGCCCCGGCCTTGCATCCACGGCGGCAGGCAGATACCAACTTTTAAAGCGTTATTACGATACTTATAAAAAACAGCTTAATTTACCCAATTTCAGCCCTTTATCCCAAGATTTGATTGCTATACAACAAATTAAAGAACGCGGCGCTTTACAAGATATAGAAAAAGGCTATATTAGTGTTGCCATTGATAAAGTTAAAAACATCTGGGCATCCCTTCCTGGCGCGGGTTATGGTCAGCACGAAAACAAACTAGATAAACTAATTACATCTTTTATAAACGCTGGTGGTACAGTAGCGTAATTAGTTTGTCATAATTGCCTGATTTAATTGGCAAAATTCTCTAAGGTGAATATGCGATATTCAAAAAAAGAAGATGATGCGTTTATAAAAGTTTGGAAACGATTAGGATCACCTACATTAGTAGGAGAAGAACTAAGGGTAAACCCTAGAAGCGCTATGACAAGGCGTAACAACATAGAAATACGTTACGGCATCAAGCTACCAACTTTTAACTCTCAACGAGATGAAAAAAAGCCTAAGAAAAAAAAGATAGACTTGGCAGCGCACAATGTCCGCAGAGGCATTGACATAGATAAAGTCAAACACGTTATTGTGTTCTCAGACGCGCATTTCACCGATACGACCACCACGGCGTTTAAAGCCCTTTTAAAGATGATTAAAGAGTTTAAGCCACAGGTGATCATCTGTAACGGCGACGCCTTCGATGGGCAGGTTTTAAGCCGTTTTCCAAGCATTAACTACGATGCCAAGCCTACAGTCCTTGAAGAACTAAAAGCCTGTCGCTATCATTTAGACGAAATTGAAAAAGTAAGACCTGCTGGGTGCCGTTTAATATGGACGTTGGGCAACCACGATATGCGCTACGAGGCTTGGCTAGTTAACAAGGTGCCTGAATACAGCGGCGTGGATGGCTTTAGTCTTAAATACCATTTCCCTAACTGGGAAACGTGTTGGAGTTTTTGGATAGGTGAAGAAACCGTAGTCAAACATCGTTTTAAGGGTGGCCGCACGGCGGGTTACAGCAACTTGGTGGCAGCGGGGAACACGAACATTATTACAGGCCATACGCACGTTCTCTGTTCTAGTCCAATTTCAAATTACCAAGGTCATTTTTGGGGGGTTCAGACTGGATGCTTGGCTGATCCTATGTCGCCCACTTTCGAATATGTGGAAGATAATCCCCTTGACTGGCGTTCAGGATTTGTCCTGCTATCGTTTGATCAAGACAGAATGTTAATGCCAGAGCTTGTTATGGTCAGCGATGAACAAAATGGCGAGTATGAATTTCGTGGCAAAATTCATGCAATATGAAGGCATGATGGCATGAAACTAACGTCAGAGGTTGTTAAAAACCTATATGCTTCGCTATATTGTTGCTATCCATTTACTAAATGGAAGATGCCATTACCTGAAGAAATTGAGTTTATAGTTACGCCCGACCCTGAAACAATGGGTACTTATTTATATGACACTGGCGAAGATTACGAACATACGGTTACGATCTCGTCTGCTAGATGCGGTCATTACTACACCGTCATTACTACCTTAGCTCACGAAATGATACACATGAGCTTTCACCGTCAAGAAGGTGCTAAATGGGCGCAACATGGCAAGCCTTTTAGGACGCGCTGCAAACTAGTTGCTAACGAGCTTGGGTTAGATCCGTTAGAATTATGACGGGGTGTTAAGCCACCGTTGTAGGATGCAGTAAGTTAGGTTTTTTGTGGCTTTCCACCTAACAGTTAATAACTGCCAAATACAGCCCTACCTATAAGTATCAATTTAATATACATATTGATACCTATATGTATAAATTGAGCCGTATCTTATACAAATACGGCTCACTTTCCCTACTGAAAAACTTTTTACTTAGTAAACATCTTTAAGCTAGTGGTAATAGCATCAATCCAAAAGTCATAAACTTGTTTGGTTTGTTCGGCTAATTTTTCAAAGCTTTTTAATTGATCTTGATACATAGCAATCTCCTATTAAATGTTGCATTGCACCATTTTACATTATTTTGCTAGTATGTAAAGACCGACATTACTAAATGCGTAGCCTGTATATACAACTGCCATAGGCATATTGCCTTTAAACCCTTGCTCTATACCAATATAGGCATAAATCAAACCTGTAACTATGATTAGCCAACTACTCATCTGACTCTACATACTTTTCAAGTCGGGCAATACGCATCGTTTCAAAGGTGCACAGGGTAGAGTAATACTCAGAATGAGTCTTGTTTTGTAAAAAGCTACGCTTGGCGCTTTCTAGCTCTTTAATTGCTAGAGTTCTTGCTGATGGGGGATTGACTAATAACATCCAAAATCTTTTTAATGCGTTCATTTTGATTCCTTTTCGTGGTGCAGTCTTGGCAAAACCATTTGCAAGTCAGACCGCCAGGGTTGTTTACTACGCTGCCAGTTACATTATTCTTGCGTTGTTGGCAATTGCTGCAAATTCTTAGGGTCATCGTCCAAATATCGAGTCATAAATAGGGGTCATAGATGATGGATTATAGACGGGAGCGTTATACATAGGCACCGCAGGCGCCATTACTGTACCCAAGCTTTGACCTTGTGGGCCATAAACGTAGGTAGTATTGCCTGACTGCATTGCAGTACCAGCAGATTGACCTTGTGGGCCATAAAAGTATTGTGTATTGCCTGACTGCTGAACTGTGCCTAAACTTTGCCCTTGAGCGCCGTATAGGTATGTTGTCTGGGCAATAGCACCGTTGCTAATTAGCAACAACATCAATAATGTCTTTTTCATTTGATTCTCCTTGCGATCTCTCGCTCTATGTACCAACGTGCTTTGCGTAAATCTTCAATGGCGTCATGCTTCTCATCTGCCCGCCAGATGTACTTAACAGCGTTGCCAAGGCAAAAACTCATGTGTTCGGTGACCTGGATACATTCCACCCCTGACGGATGACTTGTGTAGTGTTTTGGATGGTTTACGGCGTCGTGTTCGCTCATGGGTTCTTTGCCTCCTTCAAAAGTTCAATACGTTCACGGGATACGCGCAGGACGTTATAGCGTTGGTGCAGGCGTTGTAATACAGACGCCCGTTTGTCGCCAAAGCGTTCTGCCTCTAACATTCCCCAGACATCGGCTTCGTTCATATTACAAAGAACATCATTTAACTGACGCCAACTTAGCTTGCTCATGCTCAATTCTCCTTTCCAATTCAGTAATGGTTTTCCCTAACTTAATCACGGCGCGTTCTGCGGCGTTATACGTTCGGTGCCGAATAATGTTTTCAGCTTTTGCTGCTTTTAATTTTGCTTTTAGAAGCTGCAATCGTTTCATTTATAACTTTCTCTTGTTGTACGATCACTTGTACAAGTTCTCTAATAATCGTAGCAATATTGGTATGCGGCGCATATTCATCAATATCTTTAGCTAGACTCAATGCTTGTTCAATTAGGGTCATTTTTTCCCCCATAATTGATAGCTATTCCAAGCTACAACGCCTATGTACAAGACGTCTATAAAAATTAAAGCAATTGGAGCTACTTCCATTAAAACAATGCCCCCAATTGTTACTAAAATAGCTTTAAAAATTAAAGTTGAACTAATACCAAATTTATAAAAAAGCCAGTTCATTACAGGGTTTAGTTCAGTACCCCCCGCTTTTAAAATGCGCTCAGTAGTAAGTACATCTCCTAATTGCAATACGGCTAACAACATAACTAGATATTCATAAGTATTCATTTAAGCTCCTCAATTGCTATATCACTCAAAGCCCTTTTGTCCTTCAGGGCATCCCAAATCCTCAAATCAATCGTTTTATTGGTTAATAAGAGGTAAACCCATACATCATGCTTTTGACCGCTGCGGTGTATACGCCCAACGGTTTGCTCGTACAACTCAAGACTCCAAGGCAACGATACAAATACCATTTTGCTACCGCCATGCTGAAGATTGAGGCCATGCCCTGCGCTCTTAGGGTGAATCAATAGCAACTCAATCTTGCCATCGTTCCAACGCTCAATCGCTTTAGGGTCGTTAATTGTCTGTGCATTAGGATACCGACGCTTAAGTTCAGCTAATTCTTCAACGTAGTTGTAAACAATAATTGTGTTGGCGCGTTGATTCTCTTGTAACAACTCATCTAATAAATCAAACTTGTGGTGTGAAAACCATATAGGCGTTTGGGTTACGTTCATGCGCCCTGGTCGATTAGATGGCGTAGTCACCGTTTCATAAACCCAACCTCCTGCCATTTGTTGTAGCTTTCCGGTCACAACGGCTGCGCTAACTGCCGTAATTTCTTTGTCCTTAAACTCTACAACGTAATCTTTCTTCATCTTCTCGTATGGGGCGCGGTCTGTTAACTCGCAACTTAACTCAACAACATGGCAAGGCGGCAACGTATCGGCGTATTCGCCAGCTTCTAAAACAAACGTAGCAGGCTTGATCTTTTCCATAACTTTTCCTAATGAGCCTACGCGTGGCTCCCATTCGCCAAAGTCTTTATTGACCAAGACGAAATACTGTTGCATAAACGCGCCCTTGGCACGTCCTAATAAATTTTGATCCACAATCTTGCACTGACCAAAGACATCCTCTAGACCATTGCTAGTAAAGCTACCAGTCAAACCCCAACGAATCTTAAATGGGTCTAACACTTTAGTTAACGCTTTAAATCGTGCGCCTGATGGATTCTTTAGCCGTGTTAACTCGTCAAATACAATGCCATCAAAGTCTAAAAATTGTTCTGATAACCATTGCAAGCTGTCGTAGTTGACTACTACTATTTTGGTCTTGCTACGCAACGCTTTAAGACGCTGGGCAGGCGTACCTACCGCAATACTTAGGGTTAACCCTGTAGCCCACTTAGTTTGTTCTACAGGCCATACATCCGTACAGACGCGCTTAGGGGCAAGAACAAGCCAACGCTTGACTAACCCCTGCTTGATGGCGTCTTGCATCGCTGTGAGCGTTATGGCCGTCTTGCCAGCGCCTACAGGCGCCAAGATCATGGCTCTGTCTTTCTCAAACAAGAAGTCAGCAGCCGTGTCTTGATAAGGGCGCAACTTCATACGTTAGACATCCAAGTGTCGATATGGTCTTTAGTCCATAGGCAAGCGTAGTTTTGGTTAAGTTGTTTAAGGTTGCGGGCGTGGATGCCTTGTAGGGCAGACAGTTTGCCACCTGTAGTCTTTAGCTCAACGAACCACGTCTGCCCACTAGGTAAGCAAGCGATGCGGTCAGCTACCCCGCGTTGGTTGGGGGATCTGAACTTATAGGTAATGCCCCCAAGGGAGATTACAGCCCAAACGAAGTATTTTTCAATTTCGGTTTCTTTTGTCATGTGGTAAATATATCACAGTAAAAAAGTTTTGCACAACATTTATTTTTCATGTATAGTGGAATCTCAGTCAACTAAAGTAAAGGAAACAAAATGAACGCTCCCGTCTTACATTCCCGTGTTGTTGGTGGTTCTACAGCCAAGCGGGTTATTGCTTGTCCTGGTTCAGTAGCCCTATGCGCTGCCATGCCCCCCAAGCCTTCAAGCAAATACGCTGACGAAGGCACTCTACTTCATAACGTGATGGACATCATTCTTTCAACAGGTCAAACGCCTGAGTCCTGCATTGGCATGAAATATGGCGATATTAAATTAACTGATGAACTCATCAATGAGAAGGTTTACCCAGCATTACGGGCATTAGATGAGATCGACCCTAATAAGGAGATGGAATATGCAACAGAAACCCGTGTTGGCTTCGGTGATTTTCTTCCTGATGTGTTTGGCAGCACCGATCTGCTTGGTCGTATTGGTAGACGTGCTTTCATCCTTGATTGGAAGTTCGGTAGCGGCGTACCAGTGGATGCCGAGAATAATGATCAACTGATGTTCTATGCCGCAGCAGCTATGCGTACCCCTGAAGTCCAATGGGTGTTTGATGAGTGCGACGAAATCGAGTGCATCATTGTCCAACCCCCAAGTGTAAAGCGTTGGGTTACAACCACACAGCGCATTAAAGAATTTGAAACAGACCTCAAAGCAGCAGTCAAAATAGCGTCTAAGCCTGATGCGCCTTTGTTTGCTGGCGATCATTGTCGTTGGTGCGCTGCCAAGCCTACCTGCCCATTGATTACAGGTGCAGTAGAACGCGCCCTACACGCTCAGATTGACATACTAGATGTAGCTCAAATAGCGAGCTACCTCAAAAAAGCCGATACATTAGAGCAGTGGATTGCTGATCTGCGTGGGCTAGCGCACCAAGTCTTAGACGTAGGTAAACCTATCCCTGGCTACAAGCTAGTAGCTAAACGAGCTACCCGCCAATGGGTTGATGAAGATCAAGCTTTGGTAGCTATGATGAACGAGGGTTTACCCGAAGATGAATTAATTGTTAGTAAAATAGTATCCCCTGCACAAGCAGAAAAAGTATTGAAAAAGCATGGCAAGCAATTGCCTGCCAATCAAGTAGTAGCAGTTAGTAGTGGCAGTACGATGGTTGAGGATTCTGATCCAAGGCCAGCGGTTTTACAAATCGGGCAGCAACTTACCGCAGCCCTATCTAAACTTCAATAAGGAAATAATCATGTCAAATATAACAACATTCTCAGGTGCAAACCTACCTTCAGTAAAGTCTTTAGCAACTGCGTTGCGTACCATTGAAACCGATGTAGGCGCAGCAGGTACCGTCATTATTAAGATGGACAAAACAGGTCATTGGGTATTCGGTGCAGATCAAACCGAAATCGAAGATACCTCTACTTGGGCGGTTAATCCTTTCTCATTTGTTCATGGCTACATTGCATGGGGTGACGGCGAAGTGTTGGCTGAGAAAATGGTTAGCGTAAGCCAGCCGTTGCCTGAACTCGAAGCAGCGCCTCCTGGTGCTAAAAAGGGTTGGGAAACTCAAGTTGGTATGTCTATTAAGTGTCTTGATGGTGAAGATAAAGGCATGGAAGCCCGTTACACAACAACTTCGGTTGGCGGTAAAAAAGGCGTTCAGGCTTTGGCAGTTGCAATCGCTATGCAAGTAGAAAAAGACCAAGACAAACCCGTACCCGTGGTTCAACTTGGTAAAGAGCATTACACCCACAAATCGTATGGCCGTATCTTTACCCCTATTTTCAAAGTATTGGAGTGGGTTGGTATGGATGGTGAAGCGTTAGCAGAAGAAGCGCCTGAAGCATTAGACGCGCCCGAAGCTGATGCAGCGCCAGTACGCCGTCGTCGTTCAGGAGCTTAATATGTCTATCAAATTAGATCTTACGATTGAAGAAGTGAATGGGGTTCTTGGTTCATTGGGCAAAGCGCCTTATGAATTATCACAACCAATCATTGATAAAATCAAGCAACAAGCTATTCCACAAGTGCAAGCCTTAGCGCCTGCGCCTGTTGAAGCAGAAGTAGTAGAAGCAGCAGCAGAGTAAAAATAGGGGTGGTTGACATTATTCAGGTATATGGCTCGCAGAGATTTCATACCTAAGAAGGATACCGCCCCTACCCTATATGACAATACTTTGGCTCGATTACGAAACAAGATCCCGATGCGACTTACGCAGTCGGGGTGCGTATAACTACGCAAGAGATCCTAGCACTGAAGTCATCTGCATGGCGTATGCCTTTGATGATGAAGAAGTAGCCTTATGGGAACCTTTTGCAACCTTTCCACAGAAAATTATTGACCATATTCTTTCTGGCAATCAGATTAGGGCGCATAACGCAGGCTTTGACCGCTTAATCACCGAATACGTTTTATGTCAAGACTTTGATGTTCCTACTCCTTATTTATCGCAGTGGTATTGCACCGCTGCACAAGCGCGGGCTAACTGCGCTCCAGGCTCATTAGAGGACGTTGGACGCTTTGCTAGTAGCAGTATGCGTAAAGACCACCGAGGCAATCAATTAATTCGCTTGTTGTGTATCCCCAAGGCAGATGGTACATTTAATACAGACCCCACCTTGCTGGCAGAAATGGGTAACTACGCCCTACAAGATGTCAGAACCATGCGGGCGATCTCTAAAGCCATGAGAGAGTTATCTTCTGATGAGCTTATGGATTATCATGTTAATGAGCGCATCAATGATCGCGGCGTGTTACTGGATAAGCCATTAGCTGAATCGGCGATTCGTTACGCAAGCCACGAGCTTGCTGAAATCGAGAACCTAGTATCCGAGATAACCCAAGGCGAAATTTCATCGGTGCGCTCACCTCGCATGAAAGAATGGGTACTTGCCCGTGTTGGTGACGATGCCAAAAAACTCATGGAGAACTACAAAGATGGTGATAAAAAGTATTCAATTGACAAAGCTGTTAGGGCGAACCTTCTCATCCTTGCCGAAGAAAACCCAGAGCAGATACCGCCGGAAGTTGCGGATGTTATCCAATGTGCGGACGACCTTTGGGCGTCGAGCGTTGCCAAATTTAATCGTTTAAAGGATTTAGCAGATGTCGAAGATGATCGAGTTAGAGGTGCTTTTGTATTTGCTGGGGGCAGCGCCACCGGACGTGCTTCAAGCTATGGAGCACAAGTCCATAACTTCACCCGCAGATGCGCCGTTGACCCTGACGCCGTTAGACAAGCAATGGTTAGAGGCCACGCAATTGTCCCTGCTTTTGGACGACGGGTCACTGATGTCCTCAAAGGAATGTTACGACCTGCCCTCATACCCCAACGGGGAAAATCATTAGTTGTTGCTGACTGGGCAGGCATTGAAGCTAGGGTAAACCCTTGGCTATCTAATTGCCCTGCTGGAGTTAAAAAATTAGAGTTGTTTGAGCATGGCGATGACATTTACAAAGTTAACGCAAGTGCAACATTCCACGTTCCTGTTGCGGATGTAAACAATGAGCAACGTCAGATTGGAAAAGTCCAAGAGCTTGCCTGCGGCTTTGCAGGTGGCATAGGAGCGTTCGCTGCAATGGGGCGCGCCTACGGCATTTTGTTACCTGAGCCTCAAGCAAAGCGTATGGTCGCAGCGTGGCGTATGGCTAATCCTTGGGCGGTTCCATATTGGCAAGATTTAGAAGAAGCATACACAAGAGCGATGCGAAATCCTAAGCATGAATTTAGCGCAGGTAGGGTTTGTTATATGTACGATGGCTTGCATCTTTGGTATGCTCTACCTTCTGGGCGTGTACTTTGTTACCCGTTTGCAAGAACAGAAGCAGACGGAATAACGTACGCTAAGTCAGCATGGAAGCCTGCTGCGGATGCAAAGGAATGGCCTAGAGCGAGATTGTGGAAAGGATTGGCTTGTGAAAATATTACTCAGGCTGTTGCTAATGATTTACTGCGTCATTCTTTACGCCAGTTGGATGATGTTGTTCTCCATGTCCACGATGAAATTGTTGTAGAAACAGATCAACCCGAAGCGATGATGAAACGAATGGAAGAAGTGATGTGTACGCCACCCGATTGGGCTAAGGGAATACCCCTAGGTGTAGAGATCCATTCAATGCAGCGTTACGGTAAATAAAAAGAAAAACCCCCTAGTTTTTTAGGCTAGGGGGCAAACCTCACGAAAGGTAGTCCATAAATGAACTTTGTAGAATATATCACTAAATTAGCACCTGAAGGTGAAACCGCATTAGTTATTAGACAAAAGCCACAATTGTCTAATAACGGCGAGTTGCAATTCCATGCCGATGGCGCAATTAAATGCACTTGGCCTGCTTACCTGCCAACAGTTAAGACTAAAACTGATTGGGCTATCTACGGCAATACAGGCTCATTCATATTAGATCGCTTTGCTGATGGCAAAGTGTCCGCATCTAGCGCCAACTGCGAATACGTCCTTGTGATGATGTTAGATGACATTGGCACCAAGTCCAAAGAGCCACCGCTTGCGCCTACTTGGATCATGGAAACTTCAGAAGGGTCATTCCAATGGGGTTATGCTTTTAAAGAGCAACCGACTAAGGGTGACTTTACCGCAGCCATCAAAGCTATAGCCAAGGCGGGCTATACCGATCCGGGCGCTACTAATGCTGTTCGCAATTTCCGTCTGCCAGGATCTGTCAACCTAAAGCCAGGACGTAATAACTTTGTATCAACATTGATACATTTCAAACCTGAGCTTGAATACAACCTTGAAGATATATGCGCCGCCCTTAATGTCGTGCCTGACCCTGCTGATACTGCTACAAATGTAGCAATTCGTTTGGCTGACACAGGCAAAGATTCAGTAGTGACTTGGCTTAACGAGCAAGGACTAATCATGTCGGCTGCCAATGGCGAAGGATGGATGAGTATTGTCTGCCCTAACAACGCAGAGCATACCGATGGCAATATTGAAGGTAGGTACAAACCCTTAGATCGTTCGTTCTGTTGCTTGCATGGTCATTGTGTGGACTTCAGTTCACAGATGTTTTTAGACTGGGTAGCGGATAATGGTGGCCCCGAAGTTGATCACGGCTTGCGTGATGAGTTACTAGCAGAAAAGATGAATATGGCACTATCCAAACTAACCCCTAACGATGTCTATCGTGACACCGCAGCAGAAATTATCGCAGAGGTTGAGCGTAAAGAATTAGGTCGTATTGAAAAAGCAG